CCTGACGCGCCAATCCAAATCCACAAATACTTCTCGATCGCACGAATACGAACCTCATGGTCCGACACCTGAGCAGGGATCGGATCCACCTTCTTCTCAACATCCAGAAGCTTGCTGTAGATCGTGCCGAGAGTGACACGGGTGGATGGTTCGGATGATGTGTCGGTCATGGTGTGCCCCTCTCTGGGCTAGAGAGGGTTACTGGGCGAAGATCTGCTTGGCCAGCGCCACGGTCGCGTCGAACTCAGCCGTCTTCACGTACTTCAAGGGGGCTCCCACGCGCCGCCCCTCGCCCTTGGTCGGGTCGAAGGTTCGGTTACCAGCAAGGTTCCCGAACGCCTGCAACTCCTCAATCTTCTCGGCCGTTTTCACGATTGCTCCACCGGGTACGCCCGGACCGAACAACACGCCGCGAATGATCTGGTTGGCTGCGTTGGTTTCGACAATGTAGCCGCCGTCAAGTAGTGCCATGTCTTCTTCTCCTAGTTCAGGTTCGATGATTGGGGTTACGTCAAGTGATGCCGCTGCCGCGAGTGCCGCTTCGAAGTCCTCGTTGCCTGAGTTGAGGAAATGGAATCCGTGCTTGCGCCGAAATGACAGGTGAAGGTGGGGACCAGTGGAATTACCCGTGTTGCCTGAGTAGGCGATGATCTGCGACTGGGTTACGTATTGGCCGAAAACGACGTTTAGCGAGTCGAAATGAAGGAAGTCGAATCCGTCGCCGTCATACGTGTCCAGAGCCAGCATCCGACCGCCACCGCCACCCGCGTCGTTGTCGTATGCGACGATGCGGCCACCGGCTGGCGCAAGGACTGGCGTCCCAGTGGCGCAAGCGTAATCGACCCCGGGATTCACAGACCCTCGAGCCAAGTGGTCTTGGAATGAACCTCCCGAGCTGACGGGCGCATTTACCGGACGTACGTATTTCGCCATCAGTACGCGACCCTCTGGCACCACTTGAGTAAGTACCCTTCACATTCAGACATGTTGCTCCCTAGCTTGCGGGGCGCGGAATTGCGCCCACCGCGGGACGACCGCCGCCTACGCGCGTTCATAATCAAAATTCACGGTAAGGACATCGCCGGTATTCCATGATGAGAACGGAGTGGTGGCAGTGAACGCACCGAGAACTCGAGTCGTGTAGTTCAAAAGCCCCACAACGACCGTTGTGTTGGTGATCATCGAGTCCGCGAAGTACCAGTTGTCGCCTTGGTTCAAACACAGTGCGGCGGTGCCGGGACGACCGTTGGCTGCGTTGGCCGCTGCAAATGGGAGGGTGAACGTGGCCAGACCTGTCATCACCGTCGTTGATCCAACGGTAAAGGTGATCTCGCCGGTGACTCGTTTGCCAATGGTCGTGTACTTTGTCACGGCAGTGCCGTTGCCTTTGGTGATGCCAGAGACGGTTGGGGTGTGAGTCTCGTACACCCCAAACGCGGATCCCGCAGTTCCGGAGTCGATCAAGACCGTTCCCACGCCAGTGTCAGTCAGCGCATAAAACCGACCTTGAAGAAAGGTGCGATTTCCTGCATTGGAAACTGGCACAGCGGTCACGTAGTCACCAAACCCGGTCAGGTTCGTGCCCGCCGCACCCGCCGCGATTCGTACGCTGTCCGTAATCGCGTTGAAGTACGAGTCGTGGAAAGTGTTGCCGTTTGCGGTGGCCGTGACATCCAGGGCGCGTGTCGTGTTGTTCTCGAAGTAGGGGTTGTAGAACGCGTTCTTGATGCCGGCGCAGATCAAACCTGTACCGGTGTTTGACTGGAAAATTGGGGAGTAGAACGCGTTGGCGACACAGTTGCCCGCGATCTTGAGCCCATCGCCGCAGGTCTCGATGTCAAGCATGTAGAAGGCGTTCTGGTTGGTCTGATCCGCAATGTCGAGGCCCGTGGTCCCACACCCGCGAATGCGCAGATCGTAGAAGCTCCCCTCGTTCACCAAGTAGGTGCGCATTCCCACCGAGAAGTTGGCGATCTTCACGTTGCGGAAAAGCGCGTTGACAACCGTCCACGTCCCGGAACCGAGCACCACTCCGGTGCTCGTGCCCGAACCTGGGCCAATCAGCGACAGGTCTGACAATCCACCGCTGTTGACCTCTCCATCAACGATGAGAATTGCAGGGTTCGTTGTGGTCAGGGTCGACCGCAGCACCGTGCCCTTGAAGTTCGCGTTGACAAGGAACTGCGCGTCACCGAAGTAGGTGGCCCGATCGCGCCAGTCTTGCTGCCCAACGCCCTGCAGGTGCTGGCCTTTCGAGATAGTCAACGCGCTGATCTTGAAAAAGCCTGCGGGCAGTTGCAGCAGTCTTCCCGGGTTTGCGTCGATGATCGCCTGAATCGCCGACGTGGAATCGGAAACACCGGTCGGGTCGATGCCTGCACCCTGAACCGGAACTGGCATGCCCAGCGTTCCCACCAACGCCGTGCGCGTGGCCGATGGACCCTCAACATATCCGGCGACCGCAGCATCAGCAGGGGTCGCGTTGACACCCGGCAAACCCTGAGGACCAGGAACACCCTGCTCGCCCTTGAGATCAGCAATCTTCACCCAGACCATTGTCAACTCCACATCATTAGTTCGCCGGTGTCACTGTCGGTATCAAGCCACAGCACTCGAGCAGTGGGGATGCCATCTGGGGCTTCCGGGCCCGACCATGCAAGGTACGGAGTCCACGGCAACACAAGCAGCGACCCAATATCGCCACCCGCCGCCGGGACGTACAGCTTCCATTTGAGAAAGTCGTTGCCTGTGAAGTTGTTGTCGGCGTCTAGCCACTCCACCGACATGCTGTAGTAGGCCGCGGGCTTCATCGAGTCGGTGGAAATCAGGTTGACTGAGAAGGACCCGTCCACCTCGGGTGTCACGTAGATCGGTTTTGTTGGGAACAAGTACGCGTCCTTGACGACCGGCTCGGACAGTTCGATCCTGATTCGCGGGTTGAACTCGGTGAGCGGAACACCAAGGATGTCATCAAGGTTGCCGGTAACGACTGGCATGCGTCCTCCAAACTGAGGGTATAAATTCCCGGGAATGACGAGTACTATTCACGGCATGAACAAGACGGTCTACTTCACTGCGGCGATCGCCGCAGTGCTCGTGCTTGCTGGTTGCAGCACAGCGGCGAGTGATGAGCCTCAGGGCATCCAGCCCTTTGTCGCAACGGAGGAGACGAGCGCGACTCCTCGACCGGAGGCTGAGGCCACCGTCTACTACTACGCGGGCGTTCCGACCGGACCAGGCGAGGTCTGCGACATCGAAAGCCTCTACACGGTGGACTGCCACAAGAAGTACCCCGACGTGGCATACCTAAACGGAATCACTCGGAACGCCGGCGAACCGCTCCTGTCACTGAGTGATGAGGAGAAGATTGAACTAGGCCATCAAGCATGCGACCAAGTTGCGTCCGGCGTCGACCGCGAAGCGGTAGCGCTCATCGAAGGGTCAGGGGCTAACTTCACCAACAACACCGCTGTCGTCGGGGTCGCCATTCCCAGTTACTGTCCCGAGTTCGATACTTCGGGACTGTTCGACTAGCGATTCCACTGGGAAGTCTCCACCGAAGCGCTCGGCCTTGACTAGCCAAGAGAACTTTTTTCCCGCTGTCCCCCGAACGACGAACTTTCCATCGCTGATGTCATCCCAGTCTGCGGCGACCCCTCGGCCCGAAACAAATACGGTCCTGCCCTCAGGCTTGGCGAGAGCCTCGAAATAGGCGGGGAGCTTGACAATGCACTTCCCGCTCGCGGGGATCAGTGACTCGCCCCAGTACTCAATGCCGGACACGGGAGATTCAGTCGAACCGTGCTGGAGCCAGTATCCATCCTTTACAGGATGTGCCATCCGGAATGACTTCGCCCCAGCAACCGTAAGACCACCATCGACGTCAAGGTCATTCTGGACGTACACGTCACCCGTGACCGCAAGTTGCCCGTTCGGATTGATGATCAGCCCGGACGCGCCCGTGATCGTGCCGCCAGGGGTGATAGTCAGGTTGCCTGCCTTGAACAGGCCGCCAGACAGGATCTCGAAGTTCCCGGAGATATTCGCAGGACCGGTCCAGTTCATCGTCCCGGACCCGTTGAGGGTGCCGCCGACGCGCAGTTCCCCGTCGACCTTCCACAGGCCTGTGACAACACCCGAGCCCTCGACCAGCAGCGACAGCAAACCGATGAACTGGGTTTGCCCCTTCGACACGGACGTGTAACCCAACGGGGAACCCGCCGCCAAATTGCGCGGGAACCTTTTCAGCCCCCGGAACTGGTCACCCTTCGGATCATTCAGTCGCATGTCAACTCACCCACGTTTGCGCGTCACACACCACAGTGAGGCCCTGAACCGTCCACCCGATCAGACGGGTGTCATGCCGTCCATTCGGGATGCGACGTGAGCCCTTCCAGAACTGTCGCACAAGCGACCGGCATGGAAAACTCCCACTGGATCGTGGGCGCCTCGTTAGCCTGCACAGCCGCCAACCCGTATGCGGCAAGGACATCCTCGTCAGTCTCGTTCGGGTAGTACTCCACGAAGTCGCGGGCGGGGATTGTTGCGGCACCATCGATGCCATCACCACCAACACGCTTCAATACTTCCGAACCAGTACCGACCCCAAACTGGCCCGTCATTTGGTTCGTGCCATCACGCGTGTAAGTCACGTTGGTCAAACGCCGGTCGGCCGCAACAGTCTGGTTGTACTCCACCACATCACCGACAAGAGACGGGGACGCATCCGTGCCCACCCGCAGCAACCACTCCAACGCCCCACCGGACGACCATCGCGGCTCAAACTCAATGTCGTAGCCGAGGGCACGGAAGTTCTCGAGGTGATCCCCCAGAGTCTCGAAGTTGTAGAAGTCGATCGTCTTGGAAAACGAACCCGCCTCCGACAGGGACGGCAACACGATCGGTAACGAGTAGATCGCGGACGGACCCAAAATGGACTGCTCAACCAACTTCCCCACAGCCGCACGCACCGACTTCGACGTAATGGTCAACGACCCCGGAATGTGGTTGGCTTCGTCAGCCCAATACGAACCAGTCCCATACGGGTACCGCACATCCCGGAGGAAAGACTCAATATCCATATGCGTAAGAGTGAGTGTCTGCGTGGACTCGTCAAACGAGTCCATCGTGATCAGACCCGCATAGCGTGGAACATTCATCCAGCAGATCACCAAAGTGTTCGCCCACGGCCGCGTCAGGGTGACATCGTTGAGCACGGCACCGTCCGCCAGTTGGAACTGTGTCGTCTGTCCGGACACCCCACCCGAAAGGCGGTGACCGAACGACGGCAACACCGCAGGCTCGACCGGGACACGCTTCGTCCCCGTCTCAGTGTCACAAATCCAGTACGACCAGCTCATTCGGACGTGTCCTTCACCTCAACACTCAACGTGCCCGAACCAGACACCGGAACCAACGACTGCGACACTGAGACACCAGGCGGTATCGTCCACGTTTCGCCCGAGCTGATCTTGTCGTAAACGACCGCACCGTTGATGTACAGCAACCCGTTCTCGATCACATGCGGGACACCCGCCGCGACCGGCTGCGTGACAGTGAACACTTCCCCGTCAGGACCATTGATCGTGTACCCAGTGCCAATACCCGCCGCGCTCGCGACCGTAAACTTCGGACGCGCATCAGTGTTGCCATAATGATGCGCAACAACCGTCGTACCCGGCCCGAACGTGCGCGTCTCCCCGTACTTCCACGGATCCGGGAACCACAACGACAACGACCACAACGCATCCCGGGGGTCAGCACCAGTCACCTTGAACGTGGGCTTGGCCCCGCGAGTGCCCATTGCCCACAACGTTGACCCCTGATGCTCCACCGTCACAGTTCGAAGCGCCCGGTCAGGAAACAACCCAGTCAGTTGCCGTTTGAACCAATCCAACTTCTGCTCCGACATAGCCCAGCACGAACCAGACAATGTCACCAGCCGCGAGTCCGCATAACCCGGAGTCACAAACGATCCCGGCGACGACGGGCGCGCCACCATGTCCCGGCGCGTATCAACCCCGTCATCCCACCCGGTAAACCCATCCGGGGCAATCACGAAACCCTCACCATTCAGAAGGACATCATCATCACCAGCAGCCAACCAGCCACCAACTCGCACGCGCAGAGGAAAGGTCATTGCCGCTCCCTCAAAATCTGGTTGATGGCCTGAGCTGACGCATCAGCGACGTTCGCCGGCGAAAGGTACGGAGGGAAATGCTGGACGATCTGCGGAGCGCTGCCACCACCACCCGGATCCGTCTGGTTCCAAAACTCCTCAGACGACAAAGGTCCACGATCAGCCGAACCATTTGACCCGATCCCCGGAATGTCATCGGTGATGCCGAAAAACTCGGACGCGAACTTGCCCGGATCGGATCCAAGCAACGCCAACCCGGACGCAATGTCCAGCAAGTCAGACAGGCCCTGCACCAGCAACGGCAAGGTGTTCACCGCAAAGTCAGTGAGCGCTGGACCGGCGGATACCAGATCATCTGCGAGAGACTTCAACCCCGGCAAGGAGTCCTTGAGGCCCTGCGCGAACTCTGGTCCCACATCGGCGAGGAATGTCCCCAGGGCTGGCAGGATGTCCTCGTTGGCAAGTTGCAGCAGTTCGGTGGCGAACGGGAGCAGCGCCTCACCGAACTTGGTTTGCGCCTCCTCGAGCCCCACCGCAAACTCACGCTGCTGACCCGCCAACTCACCGGATGTCGCCGCAGCATCGCCCTGAACGGACGCAGTCTGCTCAAGCAACGCCAAATAACGAGCCTGAATCTTCTGCGTCTCGGTGAGCTCGTCACCTGCGGCGGCAATCCCATGCGAGTACGCGAACGCTTCGATCGCCGCAGCAGAAAGGTCAAGCCCGTACTTTCGCAGCGGCTCCGTCTCGCCCGCAAGACCCGACTGGAACAGGGCCAACGCATCAGCCACGTCGAGGTTGTACACAGAGGCGAAGTCGGCTCCGCGCGTGGTTAGTTCGTCAAGCCAGTCGACAATGTCGCCGGAAGGCCCAACAATCTGCTTGCCAAACGCTGAGAACCGGGTGGCGTACTCGTTGAACGCTTTCTGCGTGATCTTGAGGTCTTTGGGTGCCGACTCGGCAAGGTCGGCAACCTGCGCGGCGATCTCCTCACCGAACGTGACCTCAATAGCGTTCGCAGACTCGGCAAGATCGGATGCAAGCCCAACCGCGTCGATCCCGTAGTTGATACCAGACCCGATCGCCTGGCCAACCAACCTGCCGATACCAAGCGCAGCGAGGGCACCCAGCAAAGGTCCGGCGAGTTTCGGGATCGCCCCGAGAATGCCGCCCTTGATGCCATCCCCGGCAGCAACACCACCCGCCGCGCCAGCCGCACCTAGAGCGGAAGTCATCTCCGAGTTGGCCGTGGACCGGAAGTTGCGGAGGTCCGGGAGGACTTCAACCCACGCTTGCTGCCACGTATCCTTCTTGGCCACGGCAGTCCTCCCGGTGAAGTCGAAAACCGGTCAGGCGGGAGGATCCTGATCGGTCAGATGCGGCCGGAGGATGCGCATGGCTTCCTCGGCGGTGTGCCGCTTCTTGCGCGGCGTTTTTGCCTTGTCCCACGGTCGGGGTTGTGGCTTGTACTTGTCCCTGAGCCACCGCATCAGCAGGTAGTCGGTCAAGGTCAGCAGGTGAAGGTCAGTGCGGGTCAGCGGGTACGTCCACCCGGCTAGCACCGCACGCAAACGAGAATCAGGAAGGGTCAGCAGGTCACCGAGAAGATGCACCAATTCAGAACCGGTGACATCGTGCAGGGACACATGGTAAATGGCGCGGAAGTCCGCGACAGCCTCGCGCGGGTAAGTGGTTACTTGGCGCGCGAGGCGGAAGATTCCCCCGGCGTCAACCCAACCCCCCACAACTTGAAGATGCGGGTCACCTCGGCGGGCGAAAGCGCGTACACGGCCAGACGGCCAGACTTGCGCCAGAAAGCCCACCGTGATGCGCGCTGCACGCGAGAGGCCATCAGATCGCGGAACGCACCGATGCGTTCACGCACCGGCATTTCGGACAATTTCGCGACCGTCTCGAAGTCACCCATCGTGATACCAGGGAGGTAATACTTCACCCCGTCAATGAGGAACTCGTGGCGGATCGCCTTGGTGGAAATGGACAGCGTTTCGGACATGGGAGGCACCTTTCAGGTTGGGAGGCAGGTTTTAGGTGAAGCGGCGGCGGGGACTGCCTCCCAGCGCCCCGCCGCCACACTTTGCTACGCGCGCGTGTACGCCTTCGCGGACGACGCGCCGGCACCGTTCGTGACGATGACTGGGGCAGAACCGGACGAACCAGCAGGCAGCGTCACGTACATCTCCACGTCCGACACCGGATCGAACGACGCGGCTGCAACGCCACCGATCGTTACCGCCGTGGTGCCAGCAAATCCTGTACCGACAAGACGGATGATCTCCCCAGCAGCCTGCGCGGTCGGCAGGGCCGTCGTGATCGTCGGCACCTCGCCCTCCCACTTGGAGAAGAACTGCTCGGTGTAACCCTGAATACCGTCGTCATACTCAGCCTCCACGGTGATCGGCCAACCCCAACCGTCACCAGCCAGCGCGACCTGGTCGCCAACCTCCACGACTCGGGCGCGGGGCGCGTACTCGCGGATCACGTCGTTGTCCTCGGAGTCGTCATCGATCAGGTCAAGATCGAAAGCGATCAGCGGCCAGTCACGGCCCGGGTCGGTGACAACTGACCCGGCGACCAGCGGCATGCCGTGGAACAGGGCGACGTTCTCCTTCGTGTTCTGGACAAGGATGAACGCGAACCGGACCGCCGCCTCGGTGGTGACGGTACGCAGCTTGCGGTTCTTCTGCCACCCGCGACGGGCCGTTCGGGACACCGGCTGGGAGCGGGTGACACCCGCGTCCGTGGTCAGCCCGTGATCATGCCACGTCGAATCGAGCGCGCTCGTTGCGGACGTGGGGGCAGTTCCGGCACCGTACGCCGCAGTAGCAACGACGCCATCAATGCTCAGGAACTCTTGCGTGGCATCCTTGGTGCCTGTAACCATGAGGTTTCTCCTTGAGGGTCAAGCCCCAGGGCGGGGCGGTGAACCGGGCGGGAGGAACCCGGAAATGGTGTTAGGGACGGACAGGTTTCACGCCCACCGTGAACGTGAAATAGACATGCTCGAGGCTGCGGGACTTGCCTGAGACCTGAGCGGTGAACTGGGGATCGTCATCGATACGGACCGGGTCGGTGAAAGCGAACGCACGACTGAACGGGTACGTGCCGGGAAGACCACGTGCGACGCTCGCGCACACCCGCGCCATGTTCATCGCGTCGACCAGAGTGTCAGCCCACAAGTTCGCACCATACCCACGGTCCAACTGGCGCCCCTGAGGGCCACCATCGTTGCGGAGAGTCACCACCCGACGTGTCATCGTCGCGGGCCGGTCAGGTTGCACCGTCAAGCCGTCAGAATAATCGGGTGTCAGGGCGGTTTCGAATGCTTCGAGGATCAAAGCGTCCGTGTGGGGGAACGTGACATCGTAGACGAACATCAGAACCCCAATCTCGCCATGATCCGGTGGAAAGTGCCACGCTTGGCCTCCACGCGGGCACCAATGACCGGGTGTGCTCCGACCTGCCACGACACGCGGCCCTTGCGGCCCGAGGAGACGAACATTTTTTTACGCAAAGACTTTACGAATGCCTCGTTGGGGTCCTGCTGGGCTTGGGACAGTATCTCGTCAGCGATCGGCTCAAGTTGGGCAAGTAACCGGCCAGACTTGGCGATCTTCGAGATGGTGTCGTTGTTCTTGGTCACAAACCGGACCTTTGCGGGCATTATGACGCCCTCTTGACACGTGCTTCTACTCCCTTGCCTTCACCAGAGAAGGGTGAGGTCCACTGTCCGGATGCGGCGTCGCCCTCGACCTGCCAGCCTTGTACTCCGCGAATTGTGAGCATGTCGGTGGAACGCAGTTGCGTTCCAGACGGCAGGTAAAGGGTGTACCCGGTGATCGACAGGTCACCTGTCGACTCCGGCGACTCCGTCGTGCCGCTCGTGCCGCTCAAAGCTACCGCGACATGGTCAATGTCAAACGTGGTCGGCTCTCCACGCACCGGGAACCCAAGATCGTCTTTCTCGCCTGGGATAAGGTCGCCCTCCCGCGTGACCGTGACAGTCTCCCCGATCATGGGCGCTGAACAATCAAGGACGGCAACCTGCGACGAAACGAATCGGCCAGCGCAGCATCATCTGGCGCAAGCATTGTCTGACCGCCTACCGCCCAAGCAGCATACGTCTGCTGCTCAGTGAACGGTCCTGTGGTCTCCGAATACTGAGTCATCCCCTTCACAGCTGACGGGTCGATCGACAACACCTTGCGGGCGATGTCCGCGATGCACAAACGCACAACGTCAGGCACATCCCCACCGTGCGAGTAGGTGACGATGACGAACTCCGCGAGGCAGTCCGTCAACGTCAACTGCTGCTTGAATCGACGTGTCGAGTAAGCGTTCCCGTCATCATCAATCACTTCCGTGACCGCAATAACCGGCCGCTGCGGGAGGTAAACCTTCCCGTCGCTCACCCGCAGACGAACCTGCGAGGAACCGACCGTGAAATCCTGCCCCGACCGGCGACGGAACAACTCCGACGCCTTGTCGAGAATCGCGTCCACCCGCGATGCCTCGTCAGAGGTCAGGTCACGGCCAAGAGCCGCCTCAACGTCAGCTTGTGACGCCAACTGGGTTACAGCCATGACCTGACCTCCTTCGACTCGTGGGTTACGCTGCGACGATCGAGCCGCCGCCAGTGATGTTCGCATCCTCAACCGAAAGGATGGCAGGCGCCGGCAGCGTCACCGTCTTGTCGGTCGTGCCAGACACGCTCGCACCGGACACGCCCGCCAGCGCGTTGATGGCGGTGGCGATCGTCGTGTTCGAAGCGTTGTACGCGATGTCAGTCGTGGTCTCCCCATCGACGGTGATCGTGTACGTGCCACCAGAAACGGTGCCCGTCGAATCAAGCACCCACGAGGACTTCGCGGAACTCGAACCGTAGACAACCTTCACCGCACGGAAGAAGTCCATCTGCGGCTCACCGTCACCATCGAGGATGATCAGACCGTCGCTACCAACTTCCGGGTCGAGCACCAGCGACGCGCCGACAAACGACTCCACAATGGAGCGGTCCTTAGCGTTCGCCGAGTCGTAGTCAAAGATCTGCGTGATGGCCATGCCATTCTGCGAAATCGAAGACCCCGAAACCGCACCACGCGGAACCACAGGAGCAACGTTCGCAATCGCGACCGCCGTCTCGTGCACGAAGTACGACTCCTCCGGAGCAAGCGCCGGAACCTCAACGACGGTGAACCCGCCGAGACGACCGACGACACCCTCGCGCAGCGCCTCCGAGAGACCCGACGTGTCCACGGCCAGAAGTCGCGGGTGACCGGAAATGTTCTCGGAGATGGTCGAGCCGACAAGCCAGTACAGGCCGGTCGTGGGAACCTTCGCGTCCACAAGCAGCTTGCGGGCACGCAGGGCCACCGTCGCCGGGTCGTGGTTGTACGCCGTCGCCGGCGAGGTGGGGGTGAAGTTGACCTCGAGCACGAAGTCAGCAGCGCCGAGCGTGTCAACGATCACGTCCTCGTAGAACTCGATCATCGACTGCACCTGCGGGGCCTGGATGTCGCGGACGTAGTTGACCTCGTCCAGCGTTGCCTCCTCCGGGGAGAGGTGGACTGCACTGTAGGGGAACTTGTCCAGACGGACCTGAATCTTGGACTGGGTCAGGTCGTCAACGACGATCGCGTTGCTGGTGCGCCAGCCCTTGTCGCGTGCACGAAGCAGCGGGGGGCGCTTGACGTTCACCACGTCACCGGCTGCACCACGGAAGTCCGAGATGCCGTAACGGTTGACGAAGATGGTGGGCAGTTTCACGTCGCGCTCGAGCAGCGCGAGCGCAGTTCCGGCGAGCTTGGTCGCCTTCTCGAAGATGTTTGCCATGACGGCACTACTCCTTTTTTGGTTTGTTGTCGGCCGTCACGGTTGCGACGGTCGGGGTTTACCTGCCTGTTGCGGCCGCCACGATGTCCTCAGCGGACATCTCGCCCTCACCGATCGGCTTCCCACCAGCGCCTTGCCCGTCAGCAGACGGGGCGGCTTCCTTTTTGGGGATCAGTGCGGCGAGCTCGTCGGCGTGAGCCTCGAGTTCTTCCTTCGTGGCACCGCGCAGTGCTGAGGCGGGGATCGGATTTACGAGCCCCTCGCTTTTCTGCTCGGCGATTTCCTTGGCGAGTTTCTGGGCCGTTTCTCTGGCGTCGCGTTCCGCGAGCGCCTTCTCGGCCTTCTCTGCCCGGTCGAGCAGCTTCTGCTGCTCGGTCTTGTTCGCCTCCTCGATCTCGTCCAACCGCTTGGCCTTTTCGGCGTTCTCGGTTGCGCGAGCCTCGTTCTTGCGAGACATCTCCTTCCACTTCGCAACGTCGGCCAATGCGGCCTCAAGCTTGGCGTCAGGATCGTCCTTCGCTGCCTCGTCTGCGGCTGCCTTTGCGGCGGCGGCTTCCTCGGCGGCGATCTCCTCGGCTGTTTTCGGCATGGTTCTTTTCCCCGTTTCGGGTGTGATGAAAGCCACCCGTTCCGGGTGACTCGTCCCGCTGTCTGCGGGAAGTCAGGAGAGGACTGCTGGAATGTCCTCGGGACCGGTGAACTTGTCGCCACGCCACCCAAGGGTGGGGCCCAGCTCGCCGTGAGTATTGGTGACAATCAGGTTCCGGTAGTCAGGCACACGCCCGCCCCTGTCGGAGATTCCCACGAACCGTTCCACCTCCTGGTGGACGGTGGCCAGCAGTTCGGCGTCGATGACCTGCCCCGGGTCACGGCGGGCCATCATCGGGACGACCACGCAATCGCAACCACCATGGATGGGCATCAGGTCACCGCGCGTGTACCGCTGCGTTGAAGCGATCGCGCACAGCGCACAGTTCTCTGTGCCCGAAAGTTGGCGGCGAAAATACCGGTAACCGGTGCGACCCATAGACTCCGCGGCCTGACGGTTCTTCGCCTGCTGCACATCCGTCGCCGTAATCGACACAAGCCGTTTCAGCCCAAGATCAACAGCATCAGCAAAAGACTTACCGTTCGATAGAGCCGTATACACGGCCACTGCAGGACGCCGGTACACCACCTCAGGGTCAACACCCCGATAGTTCACGATCGGATCAAGCTGCAAAGGTGCCGGCGTCCATGTCACGCCCGCAAGGACCGCCATCTGCCCGATGTACGAGTCCGTGAGAAATGCCACCTGACGTTGCCCCGCCTGCACCACCGGCAGGATCCGGGCAACGATCAGATCGACTTCCGCATCACGGAACCCACCAGAAGACGACCACACGCGAGACACATACTCGAGGACGCGACGGCGAATCTCCTCCGTGGCCGACTGGTAGCCCGCAAGAACCTGACTAGGCGTTGCCACTGCTCGTCAGGATGAACGACTGCAACTGCTCCGCAGCGCGGTCACCCTCCTCCGTCGCAATCTCGTCAGGCGACATGCCCCAAATGTGCTCGTCAATCCAACGCTGCGACTTACCGCCCGCCTTGGCCTGTGCGGCAGCGGATGACTTTTCGGCCAGAGAAACATGCTCGGGCGGTTCGTGCATGATCTGCACGGTGTCGCCGTTGTCCAGACCGAGGATCCGCAGCGCCGCAAGCAGTGCCCCCTCGATCGGGGCGGCGGCGCGGGCAATGCGATCCTTGGCCTTCTGAATCTCGCCCTTGTGAGCGTTTGCTGCACCCTCTGCGGACTGGTTCTGCCCCTCGGGCACGAACACATCCAGTGGCGTGCGGGTCTGCGCTGCGAAATCGCGGGCGTCGGCCTTCTCCCCCTCAAGCAACGGGCGAATGTCAACCTCTTTCGACTCCCAGATGTCGATCTCCACGGGGAGATCGACCATGGCGCCAGGGGCGAAATTCAGTCGCGCTGCCCAGTCAATGTCGTTTCCGTCATCGTCCTTGTCTGGCAAACCCTTGAACGCGCGAGCCTTGAACGCCTGGTACGCGGTAACCACAAGGCGCTGTAACTTGCCGAGGTTGATTCGGTCGATGACATCAATGTGTGGCTCGAACTCCGCCATCGAACCCTTGTTCTCAAGGGCGAACACCGGGACGGGGCCGTCATACATCTCCGGGTCACCATCCGCAACCCAGTCGCCCGCGATAGTGCCGCGAATCGTCCCCGACTCGGTAGTGGTGGAACGGGAAAACTTCTGCCGCTCACCGTCGATCCACACGTACGCGAAGTCCTTGCCTGCGTCGGCGTCACGCCACGCCGACAATGCTGCGCGAGCTCGCCACGGCTGAACCGGATCCGGGGCAATAATCACCTTCTCCGGTGACTCCGCAGTGATGATCGGCTCACCAGCGCGAATACCGACCACCAGATAGCCGATGCTCACCGAAAGCATGTCCCAGATTGCATCAGGGATAACCACATTCAGTCGGTTGTCACGCCACACCCGCTTGATCGCGGTAACCGCCGCACTATCGCGGGACGTGCCCACCCGAACACCATTGAACACGATCCGGCCAGACAGCGACTCGCAGGCGAGCCCCCCGTAGTTCGTGCGAGCCTTCTTCTGGAACGCCACCCACGATGACTTCGTGTTCTTGCCCATCTCCGGCAGCGGTGCGTCACCATTCGAATACTTGCGCAGCAACGCAATGCGGGGCGCGCGAGCATCCATGCGCTTCGCCAAGATCGGGAGCCACTCCTCGGGCGTCGTAGCCATGAGGCTCCTTTCATCAGGCAATCTGGCGCGGCATGCGCCGCGAAGTGTTCTTCACCCCCTTGCCGAGGGCATCGTTACCGGCCGCGAACGCGAACATCGCACCCCACGTCAGGTCGATCTTCGAAAAGTCCTGGTCCTCGTCCGGCTTTTTCAGCACATAACCTGCACGCCTCTTGTCCCGGCGCGCATTGCGGAAATGCTTGATCATGTCCGGGTCGTTCTCGAACGACACCTCGCCGCTGCGAATCGCGGAGTACAGCTGCTCGAACGTCTCGCACGTGCGCGTGACTTCCTTCTGACGCCACCTGATCGGCTCGGCCACGGTCACTTTCGCTTTCAGCCGGCGCGAGTACGTCGCCTCCCACGTCTTCACCTCGCCAGCCCACCCAGCAGACGGGTCAGCGTAGAAACCGACTACGTTGTAGTCCTTGAACGCCTGCGCGACCGCAGCCTCAACCTCAAGCTTCGGTGGGCGCCACGGTTCGTCCGACTCGTCCTTGCGTGCGTCTTTCGCGGGATCCTGCCAGATGCCGATCTTGAAAAAATGTCTCTGCGTGATCGAATAACCGACCAGCACGGTCGAGTCCGCGATTCCCTGCTTGCGACCCTCCGAACCATCAAAGCCAAGCGTGACCGGTTCGGTTCTTGTGATCGTCTTGGCCGGGCGCGCCTCGGACCCGTCGGCGACAACCGCACGCAACTCCGGGTCCGTCAGGTACGCATCCCGCGCAACATCAACCATGTTCAAGAAGTCGGCGCGCATCACGGCCGGATCGTTGGACGTGTCCATGAAGTCCAGTGCGATGCGTTCCAGATCAACCCAACCGTCATGGCAAGGCGGCTCATGCAAGACACAACCGCCCGGATGATCAGCCGAGTCACCGTACGCGACCCGCAAACCCTGAATCAGGGAATCGTGATCACCGATGTCCGTGTCCGGTGGTGCAGGGCGGTGGTCGAAATAGATCGACCGCACATCCTCGAGGTTCTTGTATTTCCCCGACTTGATGTCTTCCCAGAAATCGAACGACGCCTCCGCAACGGACTTCTCGCCCAGCGTGTAAGCGTTCGGCGTCTCGATGGTGACACCACCAAGTTTCGTCGCGTTGTTGCGCAACGTCTGCGCCAACTTCACGCCACTGTTCCCGCGAAGCCACGTCTCCGTCTGGTCAAGCGACGCCGCAACCGCCTTGAAACCCTTGATCGACGTCGGCGACGCAGTGATCGGAACGATACGCCCGCGACGCAACGCCACGAAAGAGTCCATCGGGTCCAACCCGAACTCGTCCGCCGCAGTCCCGTTGCGAATCATCTCCAGCAACGGTTCCCACGTGTTCTTCGTCTGCTCCTCCGTAACCGCGGCGATCGCCACGTACGGTGTGCGGATCGAGGACCACGGCTTCGCGACAGGCTGCCCGTTCGCATCCCACCCGTCAGGGACAACCTCGAAGATCGCCTCCGAGATCATGATCCCGCCGACGAACGGCGACTTGCCCCACCCTCTCGAGCGTTGCAACACCGACCGGTGAACCAGGCGACGCCCCGTGATCGGGTCAAGTCGGTACAGCTCGTTCAGGTACTCCTGCTGCTCCACCGTCGTGACAAACGGTTCGAAAATGTCGTCATCGCCGGCGTCCGGGCGGCCAAGGTACTCGGCCATCTGATCGGCAACATGCCAACCCAAAGTCGGAAAGTCACCCTCATGCTGCGGAACCCACGGCATCAGGAAGCCGCCTGAATGCCCTTGAGCCGGTCGCGCGAATTGAGCTTCTCGACCTTCACCTCAGTGTCCGCTTCGGTGTTCTGGGCGAACGCGAGCGTGACCCGCAACCGCAGGCGATCCTCCGGAGTCGCACCGAACTTCGCTGTCCGCAGCCGCAGCTCGGAGGCCAGCTTGTAGTTGCCCTCCATGAACTCCGCGTGAAGAAACGCCGCGATCTGCAACTCCGACCAGTCCGTCTCCGTAAACGAAGGAGCAAACGGCGAACGACCCCACATCTCCCACCACTCACGAGTTGCAGTCGGCCAGTCAACAATGTCACTGAACGTGGCACCATCACCATCTGAAACAGGCCGGTAGCGAGTCGGCAACTCAGGTTGAGGAGAAGCAACCGCAGTCAACGTCCTCAGGGGAACAACATCAGTGTTCCGCCGCGCGCGCTTCGAAGAATCCTTCGGAGGAGGTCCGTTGCCAGCCATCTGATTGCTCCCGTTTCGGGTGGTGGAACCTGCGACCGTTTCGGCTAGATTCCGGGGATTATCCGTTACAATTGGAGTGTGAAGCGGACATGCGAATGGTGCGGAATCGGCATCATCAGCGCACGCGCCGACGCCCGCTACTGCTCTACGCAGCACCGCGTCTACGCACACCGAGCCAGCAAGAAAAACCCGCTCCCCCACGGGATGCTCTCCCGCGACCGCTGGATCCGACGCTCAGCACACAAAATGCCACTCACCATCCACGGGACACCAGCGAGCGCCACCAACCCGAACACCTGGACCAGCTACACCGAAGCCCACGCATCAACCGTGGGCGCCGGACTCGGATACATCGTCGGCGACGGCATCGGATGCCTCGACCTCGACCACTGCCTCAACGCGGGCAAACCCACCGACGCAGCCCGCGCACTGCTCGAGCGCTACCCGGAAAACTACATCGAGATCTCACCATCAGGCGACGGCCTCCACGTGTGGGGACTCCTCGAAGAAGCCGCCGGCACGAAACGCACCATCAACGGCCTCGCCATCGAAACCTACAGCCGCGACAGGTACATCACCATCACCGGCAACGTCTACCAGCACGGACGACTCGCGCCGCTGTAACGCTTACGAACCACCAGAGGCGATCTAAGCAGCCCGGCTCCTCAAACCACAGCAACGGTCGAAAACCTGCCAGAATCCCCGCGCCAAACGACCTGTGCCCTGCCATGCCCCAATATTGCCCAGACCCGTACGGAAGTTTTTTTGCA